CCTCATTTCCCCTTAACGCCGGGGTAGCGGAACAAAAACCTGCTGCATAGTTATTAAAGTTGAACCCTGCCGTCATGTTCTTACGCCTCGGGCTGGCTACTTAACCCCTGACCACTGCCGGGTAACTCGAAGTATTGCCTGGCGTTCTGTGGGGCGGGGTGGGTTGATGAATGAACAATACCACTACTATTTAATTATGTAAATAGCAGTGCTATTATCGTGGCAAGAAAAAAACCACCCGAAGGTGGTTGTTGACAGGAAGGATTAACAGGTTTTGTTTGGATACTGTCTTCGTGAGTGAACTACATTTACGATCTCGATGTTAGATGCTGTTACTCGGTAAAGTATTATGTAGTTAGGATGAGTCACTATCTCACGAAGACTTGGAACTCTTTCGCTCGGTGGGTACAGATAAGGGTGTTCAGTAAGTGACAAAACTGATGTTTCAATGCGTATTTTTAGTCTACGTGCAGCGGGAGGGTTTTCCTTAGCAATATAGGCTACGATCTGACGTAAATCATCACGTGCAGAAGGTAGCCATAAAATGGGCAGCATTACTCACTCCTGTTCGTTGCAGCTAATTGAGCAATAAGGTTTTCCATTTCAGCCATTACTTCGTCATGTGGAATTGCAGGACGGGGATCTGAGAGGCTTGCTGCCACTTTGGTTCGCAACCATTCGTTATAGCTGTTTTCTTGTTCGACTGTTTCAAATTCAGAAATTATCGGGGAAAGGGCTGTACTCATGTTTTTACCTCCTCAGATTAGGCGCGACGACCCTTTTGCGCAGCTAGCCATCGCGCAACGATTTCTTCAATTGATTCTTTTTTCTCCTTCATTTCCTTAAGCATTTTCTCTTTATCTTCTTTGGGGAAAGCCCTGAACGTCTGGAGCAAATCCCGCTCCATGGGGTCTATATTAAACGGAAGTTCGTTTTCCGATTGTTCCATATCTGCAGATATAGTGACAACATTGTCCTCCCCAGATTCTTGGGGATACATCCTTACAATTTGTAACAACTCGGCCATATCTGGTCTGATTGACTCGGGAGGAACTTGCAGCAACCCTGCGAACTTGATAACAGCCTCAAGATTTAAAGGTGTCTGACCATTTAGATAATGGCTTACAGCTCCCTGTGTCGAAAATCCCAGAATTTCTGCCGCACGCTCTTGGGTTAACCCTAGTTGATTTTTTTTCGCCGTCCAGATTTCTTTCAGTCTCTGGGCGGCTTGCAGGTCGATCTCTGACAGGGATTTTCTTTTCATACCTTCAATTCTAATAAGATTATTAATCTCTTTGAAATAGTGATGCTATTTACTTTTAAAAATAACAATGCTATTAATGATCGTGATGACATCACATGAGGTGAACAATGAATCTTGGAGAATATTTGCATCATTCCGGTATAACTCAGAAGCATTTTGCTGAAATTGTTGGGGTAACCCAAGGGATGGTAAGCCATGTCATTACCGGACGGGCGAAACTTACGGGGAAAAAAATTTTACGCTGGTGCGAAGCAACAGGCTGGATAGTAACTCCGCACGAGATTGATGGCAGTACTTATCCCAACCCAACCGACGGCTTACCTGTCGAGTATCAGGCTAACACACAACCAGAGGCGGGGGTGATTCATGAAAATCAAGCATGAACACATCCGCATGGCAATGAATGCCTGGGCGCATCCGGACGGCGAAAAAGTACCGGCTGCGAAAATTACCAAAGCGTATTTCGAGCTGGGAATGACGTTCCCGGAACTGTATGACGACAGCCATCCGGAAGCCCTGGCCCGTAATACCCAGAAAATTTTCCGTTGGCTGGATAAAGACACCCCTGATGCTGTTGAAAAAATGCAGGCTCTGTTACCGGCGATCGAAAAGGCGATGCCGCCTTTGCTGGTGGCCCGTATGCGCAGCCACAGTTCTGAATATTACCGTGAGATCGTCGAACGGAGGGATCGGCTGGTGAAGGATGTCGATGATTTTGTTGCGTCAGCGGTTGTTTTGTATGACCAGATGAATCGCGGCGGCCCGGCAGGGAATGCTGTGGTGATGCACTAAAAGCACGGTGTTCGGGGGTTTTATGAGCAGCAAGCTTCATGGTCTTGTCTGGGAAGGGTGCGCCTTCACCGGCATGATCTTATCCAGGGTGGCGGTTATGGCCCGTCTTGCAGACTACAGCAATGACGAGGGCGTGTCATGGCCTGCCATTGAAACTATCCGGCGTCAGATCGGTGCAAGAAGTGAATCCACAGTGAAATCGGCTATTGCAGAACTGGCGAAAGAGGGCTGGCTGACGAAGGAAGAGCGTAAGGTCGGTGGGCGTAATGTAAGCAATATCTATCGGCTTAATGTGGAAAAACTCGAAGCAGCTGCGGCGGCGGCGCGTGAGTCATATAAACCGAAAAGAAAAATTAGCCCGGCAAAAAATGACCCGTTAACAGTTGACCCGTCAAATATTGACCCCTCAACGGTTGACCCGTCAAATTTTGATGGATCAACTGTTGATAAAAAACTGCCGATTAGGGGGCCGATGATTGACCCCGATCCGTCAGTATTAAAACCTGATCCGTCAGATAAAAGATCTTCTTGTCCGGACGCTTCGCAACCGGACCCGCAGACGGCTGAACAGGATTTTTTAACCCGACACCCTGACGCGGTTGTGTTCAGTGCGAAAAAACGCCAGTGGGGAAGTCAGGAAGATTTGGTGTGCGCACAGTGGATCTGGGGACGAATCGTGAGTCTTTACGAGCAGGCGGCCAGCTATGATGGCGAGATCACTAGACCGAAAGAACCCAACTGGACAGCATGGGCCAATGACGTTCGCACAATGCGGATGCTGGATGGCAGAACTCACAGACAAATTTGTGAAATGTTTGGGCGTCTCCAGCGGGATTCGTTCTGGGTAAAAAACATCATGAGTCCGGCAAAACTCCGGGAAAAATGGGATGAACTGGTTATCCGCCTGGGGCGTTCGCCTGCGCAGCGTTGCGTGAATCACATTTCTGAACCGGACACTGAAATTCCGCCGGGCTTCAGGGGGTAAGTGTTAATTTCTGGTCATGAGGTAATTTTCAGTAGGGCTTGTGGCAAAAGTTTTTACACAAGAAGAGCGGGAAAAAATTAAAGGGCAGGTTGTTGAACTCGTACGCCAGAGTGGGCGCGAGACGTTACGACAACTGGAAACTAAAACTGGGGCAACAAGATATCTGATGAGCGTTCTGGCCAGAGAGCTGGTTGCCAGTGGCGATGTATACAACTCTGGTTACGGGTTATTCCCGTCTGAACAGGCGCGTAAGGACTGGCAAAATGCCCGTAAAAAGCTCTCAAGGGCAAAGCTGAAGAAACCATCTGCGGTTGATCCGGACCTTATCTGGTCATTACCTGACGGAGAAATACGTCGCTACGACAGGCGCCTAAACATAATCTGTCGCGAGTGCCGGAAGAGTGAAGCTATGCAGCGTGTACTGGCGTTTTATCAGGGGAATTTTGAGGAGGTGGTGCGGTGAGTGAATCAAAATGCCAGGTTAATGGCAACAAGATAGAACCATGTGCAGCACTGGCAAAGTCCCTTGAGCGTGATGCTGAATACACGATGCGAAAAGGTCTGCTGATATACAAAATCTGGAATGAGAGTTTAACTCGCGGTCCTGATTTTGTGATGTTGCGTTCCGGTGAATTTTCTAAATTACCAGTTCGGGTTTCATTTTGTCCGTTCTGTGGTGAAAGTCTGAAAACGTGGGAGAACAGAAATGAATGAAATTAAAGAAATACCAGTAGTACGTGATGAATATGGCTACTGGACGCATCCTGAATATGAAAAATTCTGTGACGGTCGGGAATATATTTCAACGGAAGAGTTTAACGCCTGGATGGAGGAAAATAATCTTCAATACGTCCTCTGCTTCAGAGATGAAGGATGTGCTGACCTTGATGCGTGTGATGCTGATATTTCTGCATGGGAACCGGAACGACCAGAGGGCAATGGATGGTTTATTGGTTCAATACATGACACCGAAGATGGCCCGGTTTGTGTATGGCTGAGAAATAAGGCCGAAGCATAAAGGCTATAAACCGACTAACAACTAAATACTGAAGATTTAAATCAGAAACGATTTTTATTAAATCCTTAACCGGAGGGATTCCTGCACCCTCAGAACATCAGGAGGCCGTCCGAAAGGGCGGTAGTGAAATGCGAAAATTCAAAATAATTATTGAAACGGGAATAGCCGGTGGAGATTTCGAGGATGAATTCGAAGTGGATGATGATGCAACACCAGATGAAATACAGGATGAAGCTAAAGATATTTTCTTTAACTACTGCAATTACTCATACCACGAAATAAAAGACGAAGAGGAAGAACAAAATGGCTGATTTTGGTTCAACTAAATATAACGCCAGTTTTGAAGAATGGCATGAACTGTTAATGGATTATGCAGAGTTACGCGGTGGAAGTGCCGCTGATGCTGAAGCATGGCGTGATGATTATGAAGCAGGAAAAACTCCGGTCGAAGCATATTGTGATGAGTGGGGCGATGAATGAGCGAGGTTAATTATCAGGAAGGGCATGAAACGGCGGGGCAAGCAAAAACAGTGGCATGGCGATATCGCTACGTGAAAAAAAAGGCGTTACGGACTTTCAGGGGAAGTAGTGGTCTGGTGACTGGAAATATGTACCGAAAAAAGAGGATTGTAACGACAGGCCGAACTATGAAATTCAGGCCTTATTCACTGCCCCGCCAGTCCCGGTTACATCAGAAGAACTGGTTAAAGCTGTGCACTTTTATGAACAACTAAAACGCGAAAATCCACCAGCATCCGGAAACCTGATTACAGATTCCCAGATAAGGCAATGAGCTACCTGGCGCAGAACGGGCTGATAAGTATGGGGAATGTTTTACGATGAATATTTAGACTAAAGAGTTTGTAACGCTATGTAAGTGATTTTTTCTGGTTTAGATATTTATATGTCCGGCCAAATTGAGGTGTGTTTAAATGTAATTGCACATTGATTGTAGGAGGAATAATGAAAAACGCATTGCAGTTTTTGTTTGTTGCGTTCTGGTTGTTCGTATCATGTATGCCCATCATCTTCACAGCAAGGTATATGGAAAAAGTTGATGTTTTGATATTAATATTTGGATATATAAATGCCCTTTTTTTAGGGGTGTTCATGGCGGTCATGTGCATTGAATACTGGCGGTAAATACAGCGAACGCCATTGGTTTAGTTGGATATTTACTGTGCCGGACAAAAACGGTTTGCGGGGAAATCTTAGTTAAGTAGAATGACTGCGGGTGCTTGAGGCTATCTGTCTCAGGCATGAACACCAAAAGGCAGATAGAGAAAAGCCCCAGTTAACATTACGCGTCCTGCAAGACGCTTAACATTAATCTGAGGCCATATCTATGCGACACATAGAGATTAGCCTCTTACGGACCGAAAGGTCAAGGAGAAGCAGGCTATGAAGCAGCAAAAGGCGATGTTAATCGCCCTGATCGTCATCTGTTTAACCGTCATTGTGACGGCACTGGTAACGAGGAAAGACCTCTGCGAGGTACGAATCCGAACCGGCCAGACGGAGGTCGCTGTCTTCACAGCTTAC